ATAGTCTTACGATTTTCCTTAACAAACATTTTATATCTTTTCTCAGTACTATCAATCGCTTTTTTATATGCCCTATCAAAATACTGTTTAAAATCGTCCATTTCTGATTGATTTTCTGTAGCTTTGAAGTAGTTTGCATAAGTTTTGGCGTGATGTAACGCTGTTTGTTCGCCTGATGGATTAACTGTAGTAATCCACTTAAACACTTTACCCGCATATAGCTTTTTAGCATTTTGTACACTTTTAGACTTTTTATATAACTCTTGGCATTCTGTATCCTCATTGAATTCCTTTGTTATTATATTTTTGTCTAGCGGTATAGACTTAGGTATATCTCTTGTCGTATCTTGTTTGGATTTAACCATTTTTCTTTCTACCTTTATTGTATTCACACTACAAGTAGTGCAAAGCATTAAAATAATTGAATGGTTTAATCTTGGCTTAATCTAGGACTAAGCCTAGATATACCTTTTCAATTGTTCGCCTATTTCTAGGACTGATTAACAGCGAATGCCATTAACATATACAAGACTAAACTATAACAATATTAAAGTCAAGCGATTTACTAACTATTTTAATAAAATAAATTTAAAAGCCTGTTATAAAAGCATTTCTCACACTACAAGTAGTGCCAAAATAAAACTATATTAACTAAGTTTATTAATATCAATCTAAGCATTAGCCACGCCATAAAAAAATAAAATCATAGTTAATAAATACATATACAGTTAAAAAATACCTGTATTTCGCATAATTTATCTTATGTTAAATAAAAACCACGCTCAAAGCAGGGGTATACTTCGCATAATCACCGATATTATGTTAAATAAAAATCCCAGCTTTAAGCCCCTACCCCACCACTTTGGAAAAAAACGACAGACCGGGAAACCCACCTTCATCCAAAATTATTATTTTTCAACTAAATTTCGGGATAAGAATATTATTCTCTTGTTTTACACTATATATGGTATAATATTGTTTAAATTTCAAGCAAACACTAAGCACTTCCTAGCATCTCTCTAATGAAGAAATACTATTACGAACATAAAAATAATAAAATCATTAGAATATTCTAGGAATGAACACTAAACAATATTCTTGATACTGGTATAACAATAATATGGCTCAAAAAGGCAAAGTTTCTGTTGACTCAGAAGATGAAATAAGACAAATAGAGAAGGATTTGGAGGAAGAACTACGATATGCTGTAGCTTCTGCCAAGGGAATCGTACCAGCAGACGCTGTTATTAAGATTGAACGCAAAAAAGGCAGACCTACAGGTGGTTTATCAGCAGAATCCAAGAAAGCTGGAGGTAAAAAGTCCAGAATTAAGCGTGGTCAGACTTATAAACCTACAGATGATGACTATTCTAAGGTAGAAGAGATGGTATGTATAGGCTTGGACCAGCATACTATAGCAAAGATTATGGGTATTTCTAATGCCACCCTTACAAAATATTATTCTCATAATTTATTGGTAGGAAAAGAGAAGAGAACTGCGAGAGTTGCAGGCGTAGCCTACGAAATGGCAGTTTCTGGTGAATCTCCGAGTATGACAACCTTTTGGCTGAAAACTCAAGCAGGATGGTCTCCGAAACACACTGTTGTCGTGGAAGATAGAACATTTGATATTAAGTGGGCAGCGGATGCCGCAGATATTGCAGACGCTAACCAGCAATTAAGGGATGATAACGATAAGGTTCATTAATGCTTTCTAGGATTCACTCTCGTTTGAAGAATAAGTTGATTGAGGAAGACAAGTTATCCGATAAAGTAGCCGAGAATCTTAGTAAATTAATTTTAGTTAAGAAGGGATACTTGAATAAGGATGGAACAGCAAGAGAAACGCAAAGAGATAATAATACCCTACACACCTAGGGAACTACAGAATGAAATACATACTAACCTAGATAGATTTAATGTTGTAGTATGTCATAGGCGGTTTGGTAAGACAGTATTTGCGATTAATCAGTTAATTAGAAGTGCTGTAGAAAATGTGATAGCTGGTAAGCCAGCACCTAGGTATGCCTACTTAGCACCACTGTTCAAGCAGGCTAAGACAGTAGCTTGGGATGAACTTAAAAGACTTTGTGGAGTATTTCCTGAAGTAAAGTTTAACGAGGCAGAACTGAGAGCTGACTTTATGGGAGCTAGGATACAGCTCTACGGAGCTGACAATTATGATACTCTCAGGGGAATTTACCTAGACGGAGTAGTGTTAGACGAGTACGCCCAGATGAACCCAAAGATGTTCTCTGAGGTGATTAGACCAGCTCTATCAGATAGGAAAGGGTATGCCATATTTATTGGCACACCAAAAGGGAAGAACGAATTTTATGACTTATACCACTCAGCACCGGAAAAGAAAGGCTGGGCAAGATTTTTATACAAGGCGAGTGAAACAGGGATATTAGATGATGAGGAATTGGAACTTGCGAAGCAAGATATGGCAGAGACTGAATTTGAACAAGAATACGAGTGTTCTTGGTCTGCTGCACTTAGAGGTGCGTATTATGCTAAAGAGATTGAAACTGCTTATGAAGAAGACAGAGTGGGGAAAATCCCTTATGACCCTTCTAAACAGGTAGTAACAAGCTGGGATTTAGGGGTATCTGACGCAACTGCTATATGGTTTGCACAGTTTGTAGGAAAAGCTGTACATATTATAGATTATTTTGAAGGTTCAAACGAGGGTTTGCCTTACTATATAGATGTATTGAATAAGAAAGGATACAGGTATGGTGCTCATATTGCACCACACGATATAGTAGTTAGGGAGTTTTCTACTGGTAAGAGCAGAAGAGACCTAGCCTTTGACTTAGGAATTGATTTTCAAGTAGCACCTAAGTTAAAAGTAATGGATGGTATTGATACTACTAGAACTTATTTGAATAGATGCTGGTTTGATGAAGCAAATACTAAAAAGGGATTAGAGGCTTTACTTCAATACAGAAGCAGCTATGATGACAAGAAGAAAATCTGGTCACAGAAGCCAGTCCACGATTGGACTTCACACGCCAGCGATGCCTTTAGGTACTTAGCTATAACGGATGTAGTATTTACTGGTAATGACAGTGTCTGGGGAAAGGAACTACCTAAGACAGATTTGAGTTGGATAATATAAGAGGAGAATATTATGGCACTTAACCCAATATGGTTAGAGAATGTTATTAAAGAGATGGCACAGGACATCAAGGATTTGAAAGAAATTATGAAAGCAGTCAACAGTCCGCCACCTAAAAAGAAAACAACATACCCAATTAATAAAGGTAAATAATTTATGGCGAAGTCCAAAAAAATGACAGAGCGTGAGTTAGCTGCTCACCTAGAAGGAGAGATTACATCCTCTCTAGGATACTTAGATGGCAAACTTACCACACAACGCTCAGATGCACTAGACAGATACTACGGTAAGAAGTATGGTAATGAGCAGGAAGGCAGAAGCCAGATTGTTACTAGAGATGTGGCAGATGTAATAGAATGGATTATGCCATCCTTGATGAAGATATTTACTGGTGGCGATAAGGTTGTTAAGTTTGAACCTGTAGGACCAGAAGATGTCGAAATGGCAAAGCAATCTACGGATTATGTCAATCACGTCATTATGCGTCAGAATCCCGGATTTAGTATTATTTACCAGTGGTTTAAGGATGCACTACTACAAAAGAATGGTATAGTAAAACATTACTGGGATGATACCAGTGAGACATTAAGAGAGGAATATAAGAACCTAACTGAAGAAGAGTTCACCGCCCTCTTAATGGATGATAGTGTAGAGGTAAAACAACATACTGAGAATGGTGGTGGTGAAGAGGATGTCATTTCTCTACAGCCACAGCAGATAACACACGATGTTGTTGTATCAAGAACATATGATGATGGACAGGTAAGGATAGAGCCTGTACCACCAGAAGAATTTTTAATTAATAAATATGCTAAGACAATCGAGGATGCTCGCTTTGTCGGTCATAGAGTCAAGAAAACCAAGTCTGAATTAATAGAACAAGGCTATCCTAAAGCTAAAGTAGAGAAAGCCTTTAATAATGATGAAGCTGATTATAAAGCAGAGAGATTAGCTAGATTTAATCACGAACAAAATTCAGCACCAGAAGGTGATTTGGATGATGGAATCTGGGTAACAGAGTGCTATGTCAGGGTAGATTTTGACAATGATGGTATTGACGAATTAAGAAAAGTAACGAAGGTTGGAGATGAATTGTTCGATAATGAGGCTGTGGATAGTGTTCCCTTCTCCTCCCTTACGCCTATCCCGATGCCTCATAAGTTCTATGGTCTGAGTGTTTATGACTTAATCTCTGACCTTCAACTAATTAAGACTACTCTAATGCGTAACTTACTAGATAATATGTATCTAACAAATAATGGGCGTTATGAGGTAGTCGAAGGACAAGCTAATTTAGATGACCTGATGACTTCAAGACCGGGTGGTATTGTAAGAGTAAGAACTCCAGGTGCTGTTAATCCATTATCAACACCACAACTGGACCAGAACTCTTTTAATATGCTAGGCTATCTTGATAGCATTAGAGAAGAGCGTACAGGTGTAAACAAAAATGCTATGGGTTTATCTGAAGGTGCTTTAAAATCTCATCAAACTGCTACAGGCGTAGGTCAGGTTATGACAGCAGCACAGCAGAAGATTGAGTTAATTGCCAGAA